TGAGGCGTGGTGAGTAGAAGTACTCTACTCCATCCTCATCGGTGGCGATCTCAAACAGACCGAAGTCCTCAATAGTGGACCGCACAACTTCCGCCCTTGGTCGCTTTGGCAGGATGTTCGCCAGGCGCTTGGCGTTGTTTGGATAAGTGTACCCGTCTTCATCTTGCTGTGCGAGCTTTAAGAGGAGGGCGGTGTAGATGCCCCAGCCCGCCATCCCATGCTCTGCAGTCAGTGCTTCTATCTTAGCGTCCTGCATGGCGAAGATGTCGAGTGGTATGTATTTGTGCTTACACATATTCTGGGAGTGTGAAGTAGGTGTAGTTGAGTGTGCGCCCAGAGATTAGGAGACCTTCTTGACAGAGGTCCAGCAGGATAGGGCGGAGAGTATCGAAGCTATAGCCGACTACCGAGGATAGTTGCTCTTTAAGTACGATCAGCGGTAGCCGTCTTTCTTCCTTGCGTTGTTGGAGGTATCGCTGTATCGCTCTTATCACCTCGTGTTGGTCTATCTTCTTCATTACGCGGTCTCCTACTCTCTCCGGCTTTTCTCTTCCTTGAGTAGGGCGAGCTTGTCTGCCGTGTCTCCAGCCTTCACGGCGAAGTAGCGGACCCGCTTATTTCGAGCGCGCATCTTATTCGTTAGGAAGGAGAGGTACAGCTGGTGATTATGAATGTGCTGGTCCAAGTCTTGATCGCTGAGCTGTCTGAATCGTAGCTGGTCTATGTTGCGTTGCTTCATATAGGGTTACTTCTGTCTTGTCATCTTCTGCTCTCTGCGTAGGCACTCTGCATACGCATCTACGTCGAGGATGAGGGTAAAGCGCTCATCCTGCAGGAAGGCGCTTGGGTATTTTTCTATTCTTGAGTTCAGTGCGCCACGTGACTTGATACCGAGGAAGCTGAGCACCTTGTCACGGCCTGCGATATATCTCTCGGTGGGCTTTGCGATCTCAGCGTGCTTACTTAGTGCGTCGCACACTGCAGATGAGATGAGAGCCTTGAGCTCTCCTTGACTGAGGATGATTGCCGTGTCCATATCTATCTACGTATCTATTGAGGCTCGGTCGAGGTGGCGTGAGAGCTTCCTCGCCATGAGCTTTGCATTGCGTATCGCATTCTGCCACTTGAGGTCCTTCGGGCTATTCTCGTAGCCCTTAGTACCAAGTATCCGTAGCGTCCTTGCGATCACCACTGCATCGGTGTTGGAAATCTGTATCATTGGAGTTGTTGTATTTTGGAGATTGTCTACTTTGTAGCGCGCCTTGCCCTCTCGGGTTTGTCGCGCTTAGATCGTTCATTCATTCGTTACTAACTCAGCTACACCCTCACGGGCTGGCTGGCCAACTATAAGAGTATGTTACCACAGCCTTACGGACGTGGTGGGATGACCGCCCAAATAGCGGTCTATTGTTCTACTTTGGTCGGTGCGCCTCCCAGCTGATGAAGGCATAAGTAGTATCAGAGGGCCTGCGCCCGACGCACCGACGTATTGCGTACTTTTTTTGTGAGGCCTTGCTCTCCCGAGTTCATCCTCACGAGCTAATAAACAAATCAAATCACATGGAAACTAAAAACCGTTGTGGGTGCGGGAGAGCCTCTAAATTGACCTCCCGCACCACGGATTGAAGAAAAGAACACATCAGCTAATGCTGTCTTCCGTAGCGCTCGATAGCTCGCCACGTATAAAAGGTGATGCCGATGAGGAGAACGCCTGCGAGCTTCTTGATGAGGAACTCCGAGGTACTCACTGCTGGCATCGTTGGGTGGTCGGTGTCTGAGACTATCAGCAGAAAGCCGAGGAAGCCTAAGACGCAAAGTGCGCCTGCAACCAGATAGGCAAGCGCTGTCTCTACTCTATTCATAGCCGTATTTATTTGTAGTTACTAATGTGTAGTCAGGAGGATTGCGATCCTCGGGTATTCCGTGCCTGCCACGGCTTCGCTCTGTGCGCAATAGGCCACAGACTAACTACAATGGGTTAATCACGCGCGGGCCTTGCACCCGCAGATTATCTGTATTCGCCATTGTTTGTATCAAGTATGTCAAAGATCGCTGTCGCTGGAGGGCTTAGCCTTCGGCAGAGGTGGTTGTGTTCAGCTTTTCAGCTCTCTCGAGAGCGTTGTAGACTGTATTCATACTCACCTTGTACTTCTTGACGAGAGCCTTTTTGCTCTGCCAAGCCCCCCTACCTTGTGCCAGGAGTCGCTGGTACTCAGCTTGTATCTTTAGAGCGCGCTCATCTAACTTTTCAGAGTGGCTCTTAGGAACTCTTATTTCAGCCATATTGCAGGTGGTGGATTATCTTTATCTTTGTTTCAAATTTTGCTTCAACTTTGAAGCATTTGTTGTAGCTCCTCTTGAACTACACTACAAAGGTATAACTAATAGTTGTACCAAACAAGTGATTGGGATAACTTTTTGTTGCGCTATGGGAGAACCAATGCCACTACCTGCTGGCTCACAGAGGCTTAGAGCAGTTCTAAATTTTTTGATTGAGGAGAAGATAGTTCACAGTCAGACTCACTTTGGAGACCTTGTGGGTGTGTCTAAGGGCAATATGTCTAAGTATCTCAACGGTCAGAAAGAGCCAAAAGAGGATCTATTGACCAGAGTTGCACAGGCAGTACAACCAAGAGTTCCCCTTCTTTCAGAATCCTGGCTACTCACTGGCGAAGGTGAGATGCTCAAAGATGATGCGCCCGTCACGCAGCCATCACCAGAGAACAGCGTACGTCCCCTCGTGAGTAGCGACCGCGATTGGGTGGAGATACCTCTTGTGCCACACCGCGCGAAAGCAGGAGCATTGTCGGGATTTGGTGACCCCTGCTGGGAAGAGGACAAGCAGACGATGCCCGTACTGATAGATAAGAGGCTGAAAGGAGACTACCTGCTCTTTGAAGTGTCTGGCGACAGTATGGACGACGGCACCAGTACAGCGTTTCTCGATGGCGACGTGCTACTCTGCCGTGTCCTCCCTAAAAGCGATTGGCAGTATGGTATAAAGCGCAGACGAGACACCTACTGCGTCGTGGCCACCGAAGCTGAGGGCATAGTACTCAAGGAGGTCGTAAATCACAACAAGGCAACCAACGAGATCACGTGCCATTCGCTCAATAGCCAATACCAGGACTATTCAGTGAAGCTCGATGATGTGCAGGGCATCTTCTACGTAGAAGAGCTCATAAAGCGCAGGTTCTAATACATGGCATTATTCACATAAAATAGACTCACTATGAAGAGAACAGAAACCCTTGCATCCGTAGACCGCAAGAAATTCGTCCGAGACAGCTTCGACCAAAACGACAAGACACGACAAGCCGCCGATACCGCCATTATATGGGGTTTCGTCTTGGTGTTTGTTGCTGTTGGTCTCATATTCATCGGGTTTATAAACTCCTACGAAATCAATAGAGAGATAGACTACATCATCGCGTATTCGCTCGGTCTCTCCTCATCTATCGCTATGAGCATAGCCTGCTTCCAAAGAGCGCCAAGACTACGACGCACGGCCGACAGCCTTGACTACCAACTTATGGCAGCCTTCCCCGACTGGCAGGACCTTCTCAAGGAGGCCTGCGAAGAAGACCAGAAGTAACTCGCAAAACTACAGACCTATGAAGCATCTATACTCAACATTCGCAGCACTACTGCTCATTCTTCTAACCTCTACAGCTGGATTTTCACAGCGCAACAACGCTAAGCCAAAAAGCGTTATCACTCGAACGATAATAGGATGCACCCTTGGCGAGACCACACTGGAGCAACTAAAGGAAAAGATCAAAGAACAGGGCGGAGAAATCCAAAAAATAGAAGACGGCAAAGAAGGGCCAAGAGTGCAAGTGGTATATGCGAGTGGCGTGAAGTTTTTTGGGAAGATCCAAGACGCTGTCATTTTAAAGACTGTTGATGGTGTTCTTTTTACAGTCGCCTTCATTATAACCGAAAAAGATGAAGCTGACCGCTTAAAAATAAGCCTCCCAGATAAGTATGAAGGATGGGAGAAGACGCATACCAATAGACTCTCGCAACCCTATGAAGGCGGCTATTCAGACTCAAGATCTTTGGTTGTACTATCCTATAAGAATGATGGCGAGTACAGCGAAAAGTTCAAATTAGCCATACTCCTCTATCTTGATAGAAAACTATCCAAGAAGTCAGAAGAAATAGAAAACTCCGACCTATAGAATAGCAGCTCCATCATATCGAACACAGTTGTTGCAGATTATACAACTACTCACATCAAAACCATTTCGTTGGCTTCAACGAAATGGTTTTACAATACAACTCAACACAATATGCTACCCATACGCCGCACCTGTCACTACCTCCTTGACAAGCAGAAAGGATGGAAGGCCCTACAAGTCCGCTACCGCATCCGCTACGGAGGTGGTAGTGGCTATATCACCAGTGTATATGTAGGCTACCGAGTCGAGCCAGACAAGTGGAGCGCCGAGTCGGAGCGGTGCATGAAGAATACGACGCACGGAGATAGACGTACACCAGCTGCTATGATAAACCGCGCACTACAGTACACGGAGGAAGCTATCGAGAGTGCATTTAACTACTTCGAGAAGGAAGAGCGCCTGCCCACTCCCGAGGAGCTAAAGGCAAAGTATAACGAGTACCTCGGTGACGCACTGGGAACAACCAAAGAAGCCCCAGCAAAGGCGAGCTCAGAGGATAAGCGCAAGATAGTAGCACTCATCGACCTATTCGTAGAAGCTGAGAGCGGGAGACGAAGCTGGAGCGAACGTCACCTGGCCAACATACGCACCGCACGTATGCACATAGCAGACTACTCGCAGGCGGCTACACTGGAGGATATTGACGAGAAGTGGGTGGCAGACTTCATCACGCACCTAACAGCGAAGCGTGGGCTGCTCAATGGCTCGGTAGACAAAACTCTCCGCATCCTCAAGAGCGCTCTCTATTGGGCACAAGGGCAGGGGCTATATGAGAAGGCTTACCGACGCTTCTTTGACGTACGCCTCAAGGGTATCGACAGCAACCGAGCCGAGGTATATCTCACGTGGGAGGAATTGAGCCGACTTATGGAGGTAGAGCTACGCCTGCACTCAGAGAAGACAGCACGTGACCTCTTCTGCTTCCTTTG